AAAGTATTCGTCCCTGCGTCAATTACAACTTGGTCACCTACTAAAAACGAGTGCGCCACCGTTGGGGTAATTTTTACATTGCCTGAATTGTTCGTGAGGTTTGCCGTGTAGTTAAACGTCACTACGTACTCTTCGCCTACTTTAACATCGTAGTTAAATCTTGAAGTTGGTGTGTCAATCTCTGAGGTGTTAAAAGGTTGAAAGTCGGGCGCAACTTTAGCACCTAACAATTTACTCAAGTCCACCTCGCCGTAACCCGTTCCGAAGGTAGGCAGTACCCGGTACTCAGCTACTTTGTTAGCGGTGCCCTCTTCGTAAACATCAAAGATATATCTAAACCCTTCGTTGTTCTTATTCGTGCTATTGTAAATAAACTTACAAGGATTATACGCAGGTGTGAAATACTGCGGTTCTGCTATTCGTGTCATTGCCATAACCTAATAAGTATTTATTGTGTTCGGTGGTTAGAACGCCACGTATTGGTCGTCGGTGTAATAGGTCTCTTTAATGTAGGTCGTCGCGTACCTTACCGCATCCATAGCATCGTCGTATAGCTTGACTGGCTCTTCCGTAATAATGTCCCCGACCTTTTTCCACTTGTAGTTTTCGTACTCCTTTTTTAAGGCTTCGTCTTCCTGACAAAATACGCCAAAGGTCTTAACGAAGTTTATACCCATCTTAACCGACTTGTTTGCGTTGTTCACGTTGTAACCTGCGTTTTGAAGTTCGGCTATTATTTCGGGGCGCGAGTAGTCCGCGAGAATGTCAACCGTCTTTTCAATCTCCAGTTGCTTAAACTTCTCAATGAGTTCGGACGTGGTCAAGTATGACTCATAAATCACAGGCTCAATCCATATGTCACCGTCGGACCAATACACGCGTATTAACGCAGTCGGGTGATTGTACCCAAAGTCAAGTCCGTACACGTAAGATTGAAAGCGTTGAGGCTTCCTACCTAAGAACGTCCAATTATTGTATATGTTAGATTTGCTTATTGCCTTTTCACCTAACGCGTAAATTTGGTATAGTGCCTCGTCGGTTCGTTTAAGGTCTTCAATCTGTCGTTTAATACTTTCAGGTAAGAACGGATTGTCCCGGTATGTGGATTTGATTAAAACGCTTTCTTCGGGCGGTAACTTGTATAGCCAACTTGAAGAGTCGCTCGGGTTGTAGTCAAAGATTAACTTTTCTTCCGTTCTCATGTTTAACTGTTGGAAGTCTTCAAACCATAACTCATTAGCTTCGTTGCACCACCCAATGTCACGCTTGCGCCCCCTTATTTTCTGCTCGTCATCTACCGAGAAAAACTCGACTATTGAACCATTGGGAAAGCGGTATATATTCTCGGACATATTGTGGTTCGCCTTTTCGTAAATCTCCAAGTCCTTCATGATTTCGAAGAAGTCACGCATGACCGTAGCCCTCAACGCAGGAAATGTCTTACGAACTATACTAACCACCTTGTTAGGGTTTTGAACGCAGTAAACGATTATCATTTGACAAAGTGAATACGTCTTACTTGAACGTGAGCCACCTTGGTTTATGATAAATCTGACATCGCTATTTAGAGCGTCCCAGTTACGGGAAAATATGTTAGTTGCTTGTATCTCCACTTGCTATTTTATACGCTTGTACCAACATCGAAAATTGTCGTGGGTCAATCATTTGTAAGCGGTCAATAGTTACGTTAACACCTTTGCGCTGAAAAATGTACTCTTCGACCTTGGCGCACATTATGTTAATTTGTATCTCCATTTGTAACGTCTGAAATTTCAAGTGAGTATGTAGTTGGATAAGTGCCTTTAAGTTTATTAGTGCATTGTTCACGAATAACTATAACACCATCTTCAATGTTAAATCTTACGTTTGTAAACTCAACTATTCTGACACTACCTAAATTATCAGTTACTCTTACTTTATATTTATTTCCCATTTGCATCCACTATGTTAACCGTGATAGGTTGGTTAAGTTTGTCCCCTCCCGTTGTTACGTCCGTCTTTTCGGTAAGTCCGTTTAGGCGTTGAGTGATGGACGGGTTGTATTGTCCAATCATGCCCCCTTCAATTTGGTCGTTGCGGATTTCTTTCTTAATGCGTGAACAGATACCCACATACGCTGAATATCTCCCCTCTCTATTTGAAAAGTACTGCTCAACACCTTTCGACTCAATGCCCTCGTAGTTCATCACGAAAACATCGAATCCCTCCATTGTTAACGGGGGTGTATGAAACTCGCTTACCACTCCCTTGGGTGTAGCCTTTTGTATTTCACGGGGTTTTCTGCTGTCCTTGTAGGCTTCAAATAGTTCCCACATCTTTTCGGGTGTCTCTATATACTTGCTTTTCATTTTTCTTTCGTCTTTTTGGTGTAGTAATCTAAAAATTCATCTTCGGTTATTTCCTCAAGGCAAAGTAAACCTTCTGCATCCGTAAGGTATAAAAGTACATGGTCGCCACCTTCGCGAAGTTGTTTGTCTAGTGCTACGGCAAAGGAAGTCATTTTGCTTCCCGTGTCCAAAAGATAATACTTACCCATTGTCTCCATTTTCGCCCGTTAAGGCAATTAAATAACAAAGGTAACTAATCAATGACCAACCACTAAACTGCATCGCGTGGTGAGCATCGTTGTAAATCAAACAGAGTGCAGACACGAACACAAAACAAGCGACTAGGAAAGCGAATAAATTGCTTACTTTCATTTTCTTTTACGTTTAGGTTTTGGCTCTATTACTCCTTGGTATTCTATGGTTGGTAGTTCGGTTGGTGCATCGGTTGGTAGTTCCGTCTTTTCAAAGTATTTCTCCAAGTTGACCCCCCACTTTTTAGCCGTGTTAATGTCGGCTTCGGTAAGTTGGTCTATTTTCTTCGTTACCCGGACAGCACCTGCCAAGTATTCGACGCTCACACCATTATATTCGTTCTTTATCTTCAACATATTTCTTAAATTTTGACTTCAATTCGTTAATGTAAATCAATGCGCTACTTGGGTCAATGTTAAAATGTTCGGCAAGGTCTCGCTTAGTAGTTATTCCCTTGTTATAGTACACTTCCCAAAGTATTGCATCGACTCTATCTAACGTCTTTTCAAAGTCGCTTACATCTATTTTAAGTAGTAGGTTGTTCGATTGGTTATTCAAGTCCGAAATGTCAAATTCTAAGTCCACCGAGTTAACCCGTTCCTTTAGGTTCGTCTGCGAGTTGTACCTCATCAATTCAAAGTAGATAAACCCAAAGGCTAAACGTTCGATTTCGTCTTCTTGTATCGTGTCAGACTTACCTACTAAGTACAAATAAGATGATGATACTAAACTTTCGGGCTCAATAGATTTTTTTAACTGCGTTATTCGTCTTTTCGCAGCACTAACCAACAAGTTATAATTGTCAGTATAGAATTTATCTATTAAACTCCGCATACCACGTTAAAAAGTCCTTCGCGTATATCCGTCTTTGAACGCTTGAACACATACAATAGTTCACTGGCTTATCTGAGTACTTGTTATAAACGTCTCGCACCCGTACAATAGTCACCTTGTTAACCTTGCCTGCGTTAAACTCGTCGTAAAGCGTTTCAAATAGGCTTATCTCCTGCGCATCCATCCTTCGTGAAGCATTTGTAGGACAAAAGTGATAAATGAAGCAATAACCGCCTTTTCAAACGACCAAGTAATAGCCAACGCACTCCAAAATGTACAGCATTGCCAACACTCCAACGAGCCAAAAATGTATTCGATTAGATTGTTAGGCTTTAATTTAGAATAGACATAGTCAGCTAAGTACTTGAAAGGCTCAAACTCCTGAATAAACCATCCCAACGCAATTAAAAAGATATATTCCATTTGGTTAATTTTTAGTCAAATATACGATTATTTTTTAACCAACAAAAAAACCCCGTTACTCTTCGGGGTTCAGTCGCTCAAAAGCTGGTAATTGAAAGATAAATCGGGTGTAATCGGTTTTAGTCCGTCTTCGCGTCCGATATTTTACATGGTTCTTGTCAGTAGTTCTGCGCTTCATAGGTTTCTTTATAGTATTCTTCAAAAATTGGCTTTTCAATTTCATTTTCCTTTCCTCTCCAAAATGAAGCACATTTATGCATTTGCTCTTTCTCCATCTCAAGGGCTTTGTCAAATAAATTCTTATAATATGGGTCAGTAATATCTATTACTAAAAATTCAACCAACCATTGTAGTGCTGTCTGCTTCATATCTGCTATCTATTAGTGCGTGTGCTATTCGTTGAACTGTCGTTGTGTTTAGTCCGCCTTCGTTGTTTAGTAACTTCTTGACTTGGCTGCATTGAACCTTAGACCTTCTACAAAAAGACCTCATCGACTCAACTTCGAGACGTTCCTCAACGACTCCCCGAAGAAAGCCGTTAAGGTTCGTTAGTTCTGCTACTCTCAAAACGGTATACCTGTTGAGTTAATAATCTTCTCGGTAGTGCTTTGTGGCGCAGGTTGGAACGGTTCGCTAATCTTCAAAGAAAGGAATTTACCGTTTGCTCCGTCTTTTAGCCACCCTGCAATATCAAATTCTTGCTCACCTACTTTAATCTTCCCCTTGTAGTCCGGATGATTGTCCGCCTTTTTGTTGTTAGGGAAAAGCGTTCCCGTGTTTGCTTTGTGTTCGTAACTCATATTACTTGTTTTAAATTGTTAGTAGTCAGGACAGGATTCGAACCTGTATTTGTACACTCTTCCAACTTAATGGACTTAATCTATCACCAAGTTCTTATGTGTATGGTGTGTACTTTAGGATACTTTCAGCGTCTACCAATTCCGCCACCTGACTATGTGCTTGTCTTTCCAAGCTGTCAGCCTATACACTTATGCAACGTGTCCACGTCTTACGCAGTGATGAGATAGGCGCAAAAAAAATAAAAACTGCCTCTTCCTTGAGTCATAAGCCTGGCGGACGGGACAGCATTGTAAATATATTTCGACGGTTTCAACTCCATATATATTCCTATTTATTTTTTATTTGCTCTTTAATTCGTTCAAGATATAGGGCGAGGTCCATTGCCTCCTCTTGGGCGTGTTGAATCCAATCCAACGTCTCTAAATCGGTACGTTCTAAATTCGTTCCGTATTTCTCAAGTCCTCGTTCGCTGCGGTCTGCTATTTGGTTTAGGACTTGGATAACTATTCTATCTGTTTTCATTTTCCGTGTTTTTAAATGTTATTTTTTCTCCTCTATATTTAAATCTTTTTATAGGAAATACTGTGTCAGGCATCCAAGTTTGAGCTAATAAATTAAATTCAGATTGAAAAATATGACTGTCAATTTCTAAAGTTACATTAGACGGTATTTCTATACATGCCATGTGTAATTTATTAATAAATTTGTATAATTCTAATTCAGAATCAATTCTATTTGTTGTTTTCATAATTTATTGATTAAGTCGTTGTAGTATTCTCTTGCGTGTAACAGCTTTTCTTTCACTTGTTCGATGTTAGCCTCATTCAACTCTATTTGGAACGCTCTGACGCGCTTATTTTCGCTAATATGGCTAAATTCGTGTTTCGCTCGGACTTCGTTCTCGGTTTCTTCCGTTACATCAATCTCAAACTTTTTCCACGATGTACGTCTAATCTCGTCTTGTACAATGTCTTCTGGCGTGTCTACAAGGCAATACACCACACGAGCCTTTGAACGTCCAGTTAGCCACATATAACCGACCAACTGCCAAAAATAATCTTTGTTCGGTAGTTCATCCTTAAACCAAGGGAAGGTAGTGCCGTCCCAAGAACATTTGATGTCGATTATTTCGTCTTCCAAAATAAGGTCGGGTGTACCCTTTACAAAATCATTTTCAAAGTATTCCGTGTTTTTGAGCGCAAAAGGTAAATTTAGGACCTGTGACGCCATTTCTATAGCAGTGTCCTCTTGTATATTACCCTTGTCAGTGTAACGTGACGAGAATTCCTTACGGATACCAAACTTTTCCTCAAGTGCAAGTTCCTTTAAATACGTTTTTGCGGTTTGTGAAAGAACCTCCACCTTTGATTTAGGGGAAGTCATTAGCTTTCCGAGTGATGAGCATCTAATTTTCATAATTTTTCTATTTCTTGTTTTACTTCTTGCCAATAGTTATAATAATAGTTATTGTATGCATCTAAAATCAATTCATCTACTGCAATTAAAGCACATTTTTTAGCATGATGGTGTTGCATTGTAGGTTGGTCTTCATCATCCCAAAAATCTACATCGTACATTAATGCTAATAAACTTTCTGCTTTCTCTTTTGGTGTCATAACAATAAAAGGGCTTTAGTTTGTAAGTCTGTTAATTGGTAACCGCTTAATGCTTGTCTAAATTGGTCTGGTGTCATTTCCTTATTGGCGATTTTCGTGAGTCCGTTTTCAAAACGCTCTTGCGTAATGGTTGGCTTCGTGTTTTTGACCGTTGCACTCGCACTATTTGCGTCGTCGTCTTCCGCTTGTAAACTCAATAACGACTGCAATGTATATCGACGGTAATAAGTCACCGCAGAACCAATCTTTTGAGGGTCTTGAATTTCAGGAAGTCGCATACTTGAAACAACCGACTGCCCACTTTCAATGTCAATGATTAAAGTACTAACTACACCGTCTTCAATCGGCTGTAATAACAACAAGCCTTGTTCAATTAGCAACGGCTCAACTGACTCGACCAATGCGTTAATGTCAGCGTATGACTTCTTGAAATGGGGGTTGTTTGC